GTATTATAATGAAAGTCATAATTATTAGTATAATAATTAGTATCATTTCTTTCATATCTTTACCTTTATTATCTTGGGCAGACAGGATTCGAACCTGCATAGCTCATTTTGTACAGAGAGGTTTAAGAGCCTTACTCCGATTAGTATTTCCAAAATACTTCATGCTGCCCAAGATTTTCAATTACTTTCTTTTGACATACTTGGAGACTGTATTCTTATCCCCATACTCATCATCCTTTCTCACTCCAACAATGAGCCAACCTTCAAGCCCTGGGAGATCATCTTCCCAGCTAAAAGGTCGTGAATAGTCAATACCAAAAGCAGCTGCGAAGTTTCTGAAACTATTTAGAGCCCGTTGAAATTGCTTTTCATCAATTTTTCCTTGAGCATCTGCCAAGTCCCAAAAGAAGTCATTGAACTCGATTACCATAGGATCATCAGGGACGTCGAAGACAGGTGTGTACCATTGACAGCTGTTCTTTTCTGAGATCCCTCCACGAACAGCAATGATTCGAGCTTTTACCTCGGTTCCACGAGGTAAGATTTTTGGTTCTGGAGCGTCTGCGATTTCTTTTTCAAGATCGCTGTAGTCAGTTAATGGCATTAGTTTTCCTCCTTAGTTAGTTATAGTTGATTTCTTGGCCAACTTCATATTCATAAGTACCAGTCTATCTTTTTTCAAGTCTTTTGTTTTTGTTATCCTTGCATGTAATACTGGTGAGACCAGAGTCCACTTATTAGTTATCCTTTTTTGAATAACTACATCAGCATTGCCTGGGAGCAGTTGAATATATCTTCGTAGCTCTTTTACTAACAAATTAGATCACCTCCTTTCAAGATCAACAAAAAATTTAATGATCTTAAATTTCTAGCTTAGGTTTATCCTTCCAATCAAGACCAATCTTCTCTAACAACTTCTTAATATCTGGCTCCTCAATTGCATCAAGAAGACCATTGGCTTTAAGACGAGACCTAGCTACATATGTACCTAGTGAGTCAAGTAACAACTCACGTTTTGGATTTCCTCCTCCACGGTCATCTCTTCCTTTTAATACATAGATTTCATCAAAATTGAGTGGAATTGTAATAACTGCTTGACCTATTGTATAGAATCGGTATTTGACTTCTTCAAACTTAATTCCAGTCTTAGTGTCTATTCTAATTAGATTCCTCATCTCACGTAGATGACCTGTCAAGATAAAATCACAAGAAATACGCATCAGTTTTTTAATATAGTTAGTCATATACACCTTTGCAGGATTATAGTCACGTCGGTGATTAGGGACCTCACCTGCTTTACCTCTTCCTCCCATGTCATAAGCTTGGACAGCCTCACCCCAGGTAGTTGCACTGTCTAGACAATAAGTTCCAATATGATCAAAGTATCCTATTTGAATTCTTGTATCAACAGCTTTCATCCATTTAGCGAATCTATCTGGGCTGAAGGGGTCATCTGCTTCCCATTGAGTATCTGCAATAATATCTCCGGATTTGATAAGGTCACGAAGACACTTTGTTCCACCTGGGTCAAAAGAGTCGATGTGAACTGGTTTACGTGCAGTACGGAGTAAGAAGGTTTTCCCAGCATTAGTTTCACCTGTTACGAGTGCACTGAATCGTTTTTGTAGTGGGTCACCATTGTAGTAGTCCTTTACTTGCTTGAGTTCTTTCTTATAATCGTAAGGCATTTACTCTCCTTTCTTTAAATACTTTTCTTTTAAAACTTTACCTACTGCATCTGGAATAGATTTAATAATAGTCTTTTTCCAAGCGTAAGTATTTCCACCATCTATGTCAAGTAGTTGTTTAATGACTTCTTCCACAGGGATCTCATTACGTAAAGCAAGTGAAGTTAACCTACCAGTTACCTCAGCTTTTGCTTGGATAGATTGGCCACTTTTCCCAACTGAGCAGAAAACTTCGAATGGTTTACCTTCGTGTTCGGAGATAGTTACATACATCTTTCCATAGCCAGTTGGAATGCAGACGGTTGATGAATTAAGGACTTGAGGTCTTTTGATCATTTCCACTCCTCTAGTGTTCTCTTAATAGTTTCAGCATGACATCTTTTTGGAAAGCACCAACAGAATAGTCTTACCTTTCCGTATTTTCTATATGCAGATAGAATTTGACTAAAGTAAATACTAGGTAATTTATTTGCTATCAGTGTTGGAAAGTAATTATCATACTCAATACACACACTATTTCTATCAAATTCAGACTGCATATTGAATCTGTTTCCCAAAGGAGTAGTACGATCAACCTTAAAGTCATATAGTTCAGTTGGTTTGTCATTTCTAAGATTCATTATTTCTATCATTTTATCTCCACTCCAAATCTTTTTTATTAGTAGTGTCCATCTCTGCTGGATTCCAGAACTCAATCTTAAATCCAAGAGGTGGCTCATAACATTGTTGTAAAGGATTTTGCCATGAGAGGCAGTAATCATGGTAAGGGCATCCTCTGTAGTCTGTACAAGACTTTGGATTCATCTTGAAAGCCATCAAGACTGGGTCACCTTCCTTACAATGAAACAACCTATCCATATCACGATCTATATCATCAAGTGTGTCGTTAACTGTCCAGAGCCAAGTATTCATTTGGTCAGGTGTTTTAAATGCAGGGACTCGACGAAATGAAGCATGGTAACCTGCAGGACGGTATTTACTCCCACGAGATAAGTAAGTAAACCCAGTCCCACAAAATTCTATTCCTAGAACTTTCTCAATAGGAAACATACAATAGAGGCAATGAGTGTAAGTTCCATTTTGAAGGCCTAAGTGAAAAGCTTCAGCCCACTGTCTTCCATTGAGATATCTTTCATGAGTTGTTTTATGATCCCAAGAGAATATCATATCGTCTGCTTTACGTCTCATAATAGAATCCATTCGATAGTAAAGAACACGGTCTTCAGCAACAGGAACTGAGCCCGAGATTTCAGTCATCTTTCTTCCATCTAAGACAACAACTTCATTTTGTGAAAGATCATTTCTACGTTCTTCATTATCAGCAAACTGTATAAGAGCATTTAGAACACCTGCAGGAGTTTTTGGCTTGTAGATCTCATCAGTTTCCGGTGCAAATACTTTTCGATATTCAGTTTCAAAAGCATTGTAAGCACCTTGGATATCTTCGTAGCTATTGAGTAGTTGATATTCCCTGGCACAATGCCAACTGCTACCGAAGTGAAGATCGTGAGCTGGTTGATCGAGTCTCCAGCCAAAGACGTGAGCAAGCATGTATTGACGTGGGCAGGAAATATAGTCATCAAGTTTTGAGGAATCTCGAATTTGCCATTCTAGTTGTTCAGATAGTTGAAACATTTATGTCCTCCCTATTATTTCCTCCTCAAAAGATGCCAGTCAAGAAGTTCTTGTGTTGTGCGAAGGATACGTTCAATTAAAGTCACTTCCTTTGCCTGATATATTCTTATCTCTGCGGGTAAGTGTGAGTCATCCCCAGCATCTTTATATACTGACTTTGTTACTAACGCTTCTCTCCTCCATTTCCTCAAAGTTCTTTCTGTTATAGCCATTTTCTTCTTCTCCTTTCGTTAGTTTATTCCATTCATCTTCGAGTATTTCTACATGTTCTCGAAGATACTTAAACACTCTCCAATAATAAGCATCTGAATTGTGGATAGATCCTTTTGGATATTTATTTACTTCAATAAATTCAAGTTTATGAATCTCTTTACCTTGTTCATTCTTACAAAGCCAACTCATTTTCTTTAGTTTCTTCTTCCTGGCTTTCTCATCTAAATCATAGACAAAAGGACCTAAGAATACTTTTCCGTTCTTTAAAGTCAGCTTTAGCCTATACATAACTTTAGAGGACGAGGTTCCTTTCAATATATTCACCTCCTTTAAACAACAGTATGTTCAATCTTCCATGCTTATGAGCGAAAATAGCACAGGCAATAGAGTTCATTACATTCAGTGAGCATGGAACTATGTAATCCAAGCTAGTTGAATCCTTCATAATTGAACTAAACTGCCTGTGCATGTTATTAGCTGCATAGCGATTCATAGGACCTTCGCTGAGGAAAACTATCTCTCCAAATTCCTCCGCAGCACTAAAGTCATGTGAAGATTTATTTACAATGAAGACTTTTCTTTTTTCATCTTCACTCATTTTCAGGCTCCTTTCCTATATCATTTGCAGGCGTAGTGTTGCCAAGTGTTGAGATCATGTTAGTTAGATTTTCCGGTGCTGATGATCTAGTATGTTCAGTTTTTCTTCTATCCCTGAGGTCTTCAGTGCTGATAGGACCGTGAGGGACATTTTTCAGTTCG